CATGAAGCAATTGATCGAGCGCGATGGCTGGACCCTGGTCCATGAGGGCACCGTGTTGCCCGCTTGCCTGGGCGATACTGTCACCGACTTTAGGGGCGATAAGGCGGAGCTCCGGGGCGGCCACCCGCCCCGCCACGCGGCCAGCACTGGCCGCGTGTATGTCGAGCCCGGGGCGGAATATTTCCCCAGCGTTTTTGGCCTCGAGTGGGCCAAGGTCCCAGCCCTGGCCCGCCTGGGCTGGGTGGGCCAGTATGGCGCGGAGGCCTGACCATGCACATAGAACAATTGGCCCTGGCCGTGATCCATGATCCCAGCACCCAGGGGGCCAGGGCGAAAGCCCTGGCCCTGTTCCTGATGACCACCCGTAACGCTGCCGTGCTCTCGCTCATGCAGTCGGTTTATGCTGAACTGGATAAACCGATTTACGAGGGCGTGACATTCACGGATGACCAGGGCGAGCCGGCCGAGTGCTGGGCAGCGGCCGATATGGTCCTGCAGTCCGAAATTGATCGGGCGCTGGTGGCCGATTAAAAAATACAATTGGCCCGTGGGCCACGGACCTCGGTTATAATGGAACCTGCTGCAGCGGCCGCTGCAGCTAAACCCTAGAAAGGATAGAGTCATGACAATCGAAACCGTTTCCCCTGTTGGCGCTGAATCCCTGGCCGCCTTGTTTGACCAGTTAGTCGAGGCAGTCGCCCAGCGGGTCCAGGCCCAACTGGCCAGCAAAGTTGCCGAGGGCGCATCCGCTGCCATCGAAGGGCTCAAGGGGGACCTGGACTCCCGGATCAGCGCCGGTATTGAGGACTGGGCCGATAACCACCTGGACGACCGCCTCGATACCTGGGCCACGGTCCACCTGGACGTCGAAGGGGATATTGACCGCGCCATCCGGGACATGGATATTGACGACATGGTCAGGGAGGCGGTCAAGGACCTCACCTTTGAGGTTACAGTTAGTTAAAAAAATGTAGCACCGGGATAAAAACCGGTGCTATAATGTCATCACTGCAGCACGGTGCTGCAGTCAACCCTAGAAAGGATAGAGAATCATGAACAAGGTTATCAATATCAACGGTCAGCGCTTCCTCCTGCCCACCAGCACCAGCGCAAAGGACGTTGCAGCCCTGGCAGGTTTCATGGTCGGCCTGCGCCCAGTGCAGCAAGAGTACGACTACGACAAGCGTGAGTACATGTTCTATGCTGACCCGTCCGGCGTGCAGGTCCAGCTGGAGGATATGGACCTGGGCGACAAGACCCTGGTCAAGGAGCGCAGCCGTTCCACCTTCGAGGCCTATCAAGCCAAGAAGGCGGCCGAGGCCAACACCTAACACAAACTGGGCCCGAGGGCCCAGGCACACAGGCCAAGCCCCAGCAGCTGCTGGGGCTTTTTTATTTCCCCGCGCGCCGTGTTGCTTTTTAGAACGTTCTAAAATTTTTCCCACAAGGTGGAGGCGGGGGTGGGTGGGCCCGCCAATCAGTCCGTGGAATGCGGCGCACAGGCCAGAGTTAGGGGTCAGCTTTAGAGGGGGAGGGCCATAAACACCCCGTCAGTCGGAGCGAGCGCCCCTATCCCGATTTTTGGCCAAGGAAACCTACCCTAGAACTTGACCCCCGGGGCCATGAAACCACCCCCTTGTTTCCAAAATCGCAATGCCCGGGTATATTCGCGCATATGTCAAAACCTGACGACCTCGAAGCGGAACAGCTTCGCCTCGAACTTCGCCTGCAATTTCTCGAAGCCCAGGAACGCGCAACAAGTAACTTCCTGGATTTCTGTCGATACGTGTGGCCTGAAATGATCGTCGGCGAACACCATCGCCGGATCGCTGCTGCCCTGGATCGCGTGGTCGAGGGCAAGTGCAAGCGCCTGATGATCGCGATGCCTCCCCGTCACGGCAAGTCGCAGATGGGCAGCTATCTGTTCCCTGCCTACCTGATGGGCCGGGTCCCCGATTCAAAACTCATTGTCGGCTCCCATACTGCTGAACTCGCGCAGCGGTTTGGCCGGATGATCAGGAACCTTGTTGAGGACGAAAGGTACAAGGAACTCTTCCCGAGGGTAAGCCTCTCAGCGGACAGCAAGGCCGCCGGCCGGTGGAACACGAACCTTGGTGGGGAGGCCTTCTTTATTGGTAAGGGCGGCGCGATGACTGGCCGGGGCGGCAATGTTGTTGTGCTGGACGACATCTTGGACGAGCAGGATGCTTTGTCCGAGACGGCTATGGAAAACACTTACGAGTGGTATACCTCTGGCCCTCGGCAGCGGTTGCAGCCCAATGGCGCGATTATCATAATCAACACACGATGGAAGACGGACGACTTATCGGGCCGCCTGCTCAAGCAGCAGGGGTATCTCAAGAGCGATCAGTGGGAGGTGTTGGAATTTCCTGCGATCTTGCCTTCCGGAAATCCACTCTGGCCGGAGTACTGGAGCTTAGACGAACTGGAGAAGGTCAAGGTATCTATCGGCTTGAAGAAGTGGAACGCCCAGTGGCAGCAGCAGCCGACCAACGACGAGGGGGCGATCCTCAAAAGGAACTGGTGGAGGAAATGGCAATACGACGAGCCGCCACAGTGCGACTATGTCCTGCAGTGCTTGGACACCGCCTACAGTAAGAAAGAGACGGCGGACTACTCTGTTATCAGCACCTGGGGCGTGTTCACCCCGGATGCCGACTCAGGCCCAAATCTTATCTTGCTTAATGTGCGCAAGGGCCGGTGGGATTTCCCGGAACTCAAGCGCGTGGCCAAGGACGAATATCAGTACTGGCGGCCCGACAGTGTCTTGATCGAGGCCAAGGCAACGGGGACCCCGCTTCAGCAGGAGTTGCGCCGGCTCGCGATCCCCGTTACTATGTTCTCCCCTGGCGGCCGTAAAACCGGGCAGGACAAGATCAGCCGCGCCAATGCTGTTGCCCCGATCCTTGAGTCTGGGATGGTGTGGTATCCAGAGGGCAAGGAATGGGCCGAGGAGATGGTGGAAGAGTGTGCTGCTTTCCCCAACGGCAACAACGACGATCAGGTCGACACTGCTGTTATGGCTTGGCACCGATTCCGCCAGGGCAATTTTATCAGCTTGGAAACGGACTACGAAGATGAGGGAACTCTTGACACGCAGCCCGTTGAGTATTACTAGGGCCCGCCATACAATCGGCGCATTTACCTGACCGAGGACCACGAACCATGGCCCAAGAACTCATCGACAAAATCCGGGCGGCTGCACAGGCTAAGAATGTAAATCCTGATGTGGCCGTGCAGATTGCGCGAAACGAGAGTTCCCTCAATCCTTCGGCCAGGGCTGATTCATCTTCGGCGGCGGGTTTGTTCGGGGTGATTGATTCGACCTGGAAGCAGTTTGGTGGCCAGCCCGGCAAGAAACTCAATCCTGATGAGAACATCCGCGTGGGCGTGGATGTCATTGCGAGCAACACCGACTTCTTGCGCCGCAATCTTGGCCGTGAGCCGAGTCCCTCGGAGATTTATACCGCCCACTTCTTTGGTCCTGCTGGAGCCCGGACCATCTTAAATGCCGCGCCCGATACGCCTGTCAGCAGCCTGTTTTCGGCGCAGGTTTTGGAAGCCAATCCGCACCTGAAGGGCAAGACGGCGGAGCAGGCCCGCCAGTGGTTGTCAAAAAAGATGGGGGGCGTAACTCCTGCCCGGGCCCAGGCCCCGGCTACTGCCGCGCCACAGCCGGCTGTTATGGAGCCGCCTTTGGGTATTTCTGCTTCTGCCGCTCCCCGGGCCGTGGCCATTGGGGATAGCTTGGCTGAGGGTTTTGCGAAGGCAAACAACCTGGGCGGCGTATATAAGAGCGGGGCGGGCCCGCAGGCTGTGATGAAGATGCTGCAGGATTATGCGGCCAACAATACGCTCAAGGGGATGACGGTTTATTTGGGCACGGGCCTGCCCAACAATCCTGCTCAGCGCGATGCGGTGGCTCAGCAGGTGGCGTTCATCAAGGCGCAGGGTGGTACGCCCGTTGTTTTTGGCGCGGGGCCCGGTAGCCAGAGGAATCCTACAACAGGGCAAAACGAATTCTTGCAGACGGTGGCCCAGGATTCTGGGGCTCGGTTCACAGGCCCTCTGGCCACACTCTTTCCTGCCATTTCCAAGCAGGACCCGATGGGGCTGCATTTGACGCCGGCTCAATACAAGGAACTGTACAAGCAGACGGGCGGAGCGCCTGTGACGGCGGCCGCCTCGCGGCCCGCTGCTGCTCAGGCTGCGCCAAGGGCGGCGGCTGCTCAAGCAAGCGCCGAGGACCTCGGATCAGGATACAAGGCCGCTTTGGCTTTGGCATTCTTGGGGGATCAGGACAAGGATCGCGAGGTCAGTGATGATGAGCTTCGCACCCGGATGAATCGGATTGAGGATGAGGAGTTTGCGCAGCAGTTGGCGGACTATAAGCCTGTCAATGCTCTCCAGGATTTGGAGATCACCGCGCTCAACCCGGTCAAGGCTCTGCAGCCGGTGAAGATGGCTGATGGCGGCGAGGCGAAAAAGGATGAGTCAAAAAACGACTCAGCGATGAGGGTTCGGGGAGCGGCTCGGGCAGCATTGGATAAGGTAGTTAGTCTTGGCATGGGCCCCGGCATGGGCGCTAATCTGGGCTATAACCTATACAAACATTTTTCAGGGAAAACGCCGCTTGAGGATTTGCTGAGGGACGCAAGGCAAGCAAATCAGCCGATAGACCCGACGAGGGACATGGAACCTATGTCTACGACAGGGGGCCTGTCCGGCGGAATGCCGCCAGTCAGGCGCTCAAACGGCTCTCCAGAAGACGGAGAGATGTTGCTCAACAAGGGCAACGCGCTGACGGGCAGTTCTACGCCTCCGAGATTTGCCGCAAAAGAGTTGGATGCGTACATTAAAGCTGCCAACCCTGGGGCAACAGTCCTTGAATACGAACAAGGCCCAGGAGGTGCGCTTGGTTTTGTGCATTCCAAGCTACCGGATGTCATCAACATCAAAAGAGGGCAGACCCCCGGGACCAGAGAGCAGACCCTGCTTCATGAGTTGGAGCATACGTTAGATGATCGGGGAGGCGATATTTTTGGCAGGCCTGAAATTCGCAGGATGGATAACAACTATCGCGCCTACTACCTGCTCAACCGCCAGTGGAAGCCAATAGAACAGTTTGTTCAATCGGTGATTGAGAACCAAGACAGGCTCAAAAACTTTTTTGGGCAAGACATTGTCTCTGGCTACATCACCATGTCTCCGGAGAACTTGAAAAAGCTGCAGCGGCGCGGCGATGCCCGTGGGCTGTTTTCGGAGCAAATTGCATCACTGTCTGCATTGGAACAGGCAACGGGCAAATCCTTGACCCGGGACCCGGAAATGCGCAAGCTTTTCCCGGATACTAAGATGATGGCAGTCTATGACGCCCTCACTGGTTTGCGTCAAACGCGCACGGATGCTCGGGATTTGCCTCCTCACACCCCTTTGCCCTCGTACACGTATGAAACCAACCCGGTGATGCGCTTCATTCGGGAAAAAACCACGGGGAAAAACGAGTACGGCATCCCAATCAAGCGTGCCAATGGCGGGGAAGCCGAGCCGACGCCCGAGGAACTTGCCGCAGCGTCTCGGCCGGCTACTTTTAACCCTCAGATTGCTCGCCAGGGGGCCGCCGCCCGTGCTTTGGCAGCCCAGAGGGACGTAAATACGCTCCCGGACCCCCGCACTTACGCTGCTGTAAGCGGTTTTTTGGGCCAAGCACCCGACCAACTGGGTTTTTCGGTGTTTCACCCTGATCTTCAGGGCATCAAAAGGGCCGGGGAGGCCGGTTTTGCGGTTGGTTTGGTGCCCGCAGTGGCTCCAGTGGTCGCTCCGGTGGCACGGGCGGTCGGAAGAGGGGCCACGGCGCTTGGAATGCGCACCGAAAAGGCCCTGGAAGCGCCTGTTACCCGTACTTTGGAGCGCGGCGGGCGCAGTGCAGAGATGCTCCAGGCCCTTGGAGCGCAGCCGTCGTTCGCCATCAAGCCCAGAGGTGGTCATTTTGAGCTTAGGCCCGATGCCAGCGGCCCAGGAATGGCCGTTTGGGACGATGTCAGACAAACAGTAAGTGATCACCTTGCAAATACCAAGGATCAGCAGCTTAATAACTGGTTCAACGCCAAGGTAACGGCATATTTGCGTCGCGATTTTGGAACGGAATCCGATCAATTTGTAAAAGCTGCCGATGCTGGCAAAAAACTCCATCTTCCCAATGAACCTATGGACCCGCTGATGCGCGGCTCTATTCAGAGGGCAAGGGAGATAGAGGGCTTTCCAAAAAGCGGTTTTGCAACCACCGAATATGGCAGGAATATTGAAGATAGCCTTGATGCTAGCCTAAATATCCGGGAACTAGGCGATTTGACTATACGTTACCCGCTCATGAATCAAAGGGTTCCCCCTTCGTTGATGCAATTTTCGGCAACAAACCCAGAGATGCGCCTTTATTCTTTGGACGAGATAGTAGAGCGGGGTCCTCGGTTAGGGGACCTAAGAGATCGCATGCTTGAGCTGCGCGGCTCTAACGAAGTGCGGTTTTATGGCGAACCTCCTGTAAAAATTCCGGATAGCTACAGGATTACCGATCAGGCGCTGCAGGGGTTGAGCCCTGTACAGGCATCCGAGAAGGTGGCTCAGTTTGACAACTGGAGAACAAAGGTTCGTCAACGCGCAGCAACTTCGGCTATACGCAAAAACCCCCAGGCAAATCCAATAAATGCTGGGGATGGGCATGTTTGGGTCAATCCGCCCGATCTTGCCCAGGATAAAAACATGCGGCAGCTTGTTCAAGACGTAGGCTGCGATGGCAAATGGTGTACAAGAGAAGAGGCGCACAGCCTGTCATATGGCTCCGGAAACAGCAGGCTGAGTATTCTTATTGATGACAAGGCTCGTCCTGTGGCACAGTTGACAGTTGAGTCAGTGCCGCCAAGCCCTGAGAAATTTATTAGATCACTGTCTCCAGAGCAGTTAAAAGCATTTGTAGCAAGCAATCCCTTGTATAAATACGCGGACAGGAATGAGTTGGCTGCCTTTGCTGAGACTTCTCCGCAGTACGCAGAGTATTTGAGAACAGCCCCCCGCAATGTTTCCATCACGGAGCTTAGGGGCTACGCAAATACGATGGATTTGACAGATTCTCCAAGCCTTAAAAAGATACAGGACCGGATTAGAGACCTTGACAGGCAATACGGTGTAGGATACGTAGAGAACCTCAGAGGCGTCGGCCTAACCGAAATCCCTAAAAATCGCCCGGACCTCATCCTCAACTACTTTGATCTTCCGGCAAAAGACCGCTTGCCTTTGAAGGAAAAGTTTGGAAGCGAAACGGCCGGATTCAAAGCAATCTTGGACGAGGCAATCAACATGAACAAGGGAAGCAAGTACTTCTCTGGCAACGACAATCAGATTTCTGACCTTTTCCGCGACGCAGCCAGAACTGTTCTTCGGTCTCCAGCCAACTTTGCCACCGGCGGCATGGTCGAACGCAAGCGCACCGACAACCGCGCATATCTGTAAGGAAGCAACATGCCGATTGAGAAAAACATCACCGTTGACGAACTGCCCGTAGGCGAAAAACTCGTTGAAGTCGAAGAGCCAGAGAAGCTGCCTGACATTGAAATTGAGTTTGACGCTGAGACCGGCGATGTGGTGGTCAACATCGGCGAAGACGAGGACGATGATGTCCCCTTCGACAGCAACCTTGCCGAGGTCATGGACCCGTCAGAGTTGCAGCAGATTGCCTCTGACCTGATTGTGATGTACGAGGCCGATAAGTCCTCGCGCAAGGAGTGGGAAGAGCAGTACGGCAAGGGCTTGAAGATGCTGGGCTTTTCCTTCGAGGAGCGCACCAAGCCGTTTAAGGGTGCGTGCGGCGCTCAGCACCCCATGCTGACCGAGGCCATCGTGCAATTCCAAGCACAGGCGCTCAAGGAGCTTATGCCTGCCGAAGGCCCTGTCCGCACTCAGGTGCTGGGCAAGGAGACCCGCGAGAAGATCATGCAGGCCGCCCGGGTTCGGGACTTCATGAACTACGAGATCACCACGGTGATGGAGGAGTACACCCCGGACTTCGACCAGTTGCTGTTCTGGATCGGCTACGGTGGTTCGGCCTTCAAGAAAGTCTACTACGACTTTGACAAGTGCCGGATGGTCAGCAAGCTGATTACCCCTGATGACCTGTACATCCCCTACAAGGGTTCGTCGGTCATGAGCGAATGCCAGCGCATCACTCACCGCGTTCCGATGTCGGTCAACGACTACAAGAAAGCGGTCCTGCGCGGCCAGTACCTCGACAGTGCCCAGGCCTCTGTCCCTGCCGAGGTGCCGCAGAGCACGATTCAAAAGGAAGTCGACCGCGTCACGGGCGTTCAGCCCACTACTGAGCCGGAAGAGATTACTTTGCTCGAGTTCCAGGTCGATCTGGACCTTGCTGGTTTTGAGCACAAGGATGAAGACGGAGAAATTACCGGCATCAAGCTGCCCTACATCGTCACGATTGACGAAGTCACCCAAGCTTGCGTAGGAGTGCGCCGCAATTGGAAAGAAGGCGACGAGAAGCACCAGCGTAAGCAGTACTACGTACACTACCTGCTCGTCCAGGGTCCGGGGTCCTATGGCCTTGGCTTTTTGCACCTGATCGGCGGCCTGACCAAGACCGCAACGTCTGCTTTGCAGCAACTGGTGGACGCCGGCACGCTCTCCAACCTGCCCGCTGGCTTCAAGGCCAAGGGTGCGCGGATCATGAACGACGACATGCCGCTGCAGCCCGGTGAATTCCGGGACATCGATGCAGGCGGCGCGGACTTGCAGAGCACTTTGCTGCCTCTGCCCTACAAAGAGCCCAGCCAGACGCTGTTTTCGCTCCTGGGCTTCTGTGTGCAGGCCGGACAACGCCTTGCAAGCATCTCCGACATGCAGGTGGGCGACAGCAACCAAAACGCCGCTGTGGGCACCACGATTGCGCTGCTGGAAAAGGGCAGCGCCGTCATGTCGAGCATCCACAAGCGCCTGCACTACAGCCAGAAGATTGAGTTCAAGCTGCTGGCCGAGGGCTTTGCCGAGTATCTGCCGGAAAAGTACCCCTACGATGTCCCTGGCGAGAGCCGCTACATCAAGAAGCGCGACTTCGACGACCGTATCGATATCCTGCCGGTCTCCGACCCCAACATCTTCTCGGTAGCCCAGCGGATCACGATGGCGCAGACCCAGTTGCAACTGGCTCAGAGCGCACCGCAGATGCACAACATGTATGAGGCCTACCGCCGCATGTACGAGGCCATCGGCGTGCGCGATATCGACCAGATTCTCAACACGCAGAACGTCGACAAGCCCAAGGACCCGGCCAGCGAGAACGCCCAGGCTCTGGATGGCTCGCCGCTCAAAGCATTTGCTGGTCAGCAGCACGATGCCCACATCATGTCGCACCTGATGTTTGGCATGTCGCCCCTGATTGGGTCGATGCCTAACGTGGCGGTCAATCTGCAGAAGCACTGCTTCGACCACCTGCGCCTCAAGGCCGAAGAAGCCACGGAAGCGGAGTTGTTCCAGCAGTACGGCACCGACCCAGAAGGCCTTGTATCGCCGCTGCAACGCGAGGCAATGGTTGCTTTAAAGGTTGCCCAGTACTTCCAGGAGATGAAGGCGCTGCAGGAACAACTCTCTGGCAATCAGGAAGACCCGCTGGTGGCACTCAAGAAGCAAGAACTGGCCCAAAACGCTGAGCGCGACAAAGCCCGTATCGCTCTTGATCAAGGGCGTTTGGCAAATGATCAACAGCGCACGACGGCAGATATTGCCGACGACCAAGCAAACCTACGCCTCAAGGCAGCGGCCTTGGAGGCCAAGACCGGTATTGACCAGGAATCCCTCAACCTGCAAGGAGCGCAGCATGCATCGCAAGTCGCACAACAAAACTTCCAAAACGCCCAAACCGCAGCCAATGCAGGGGCCCAAAACCAGGGAAACCGCTAAAACCAAACCTGATGTAAAGTACGTCTATCGCAAGGACGCATTTAACAAGGTGAAAATTGCGTAGATTTGCTGCATAATCAAATCACCCCTCAGACACGGGTTATGTGTCTGCTTCATAGGAGCAATCCATGCTTGAGTTCGCAGAGAAAGTGATATTTGCCGTCCGGCGGCTCCGCGAGGAGACTGAGCGCATGGTGGTAAATGGCGCTGTCAAGGATATGGAGCAGTACAGATTCCTCATGGGTCGTCTAGAGGGGTACAAGTTTGTTGAGGGGGCCGTAAAGGACCTTTTGGACAAAAACCCTGACTAAAGGAAGACCATGGAAGCAACTGCACTTGAGATGAAATGGGCCAAAGAGGCCGAAGAGAAGGCCACTGAAGAGGCGGCAAAACTCGCTGCTGAAGAGGCCGCCAAGGCCGAGCACATCAGCACGGCTGAATCCATACGAGACCGCTTGCCCCAGCCTACAGGATGGCGGGTAGTTGTCTTGCCATACGCAGGCGCTCGCCGCACCAAAGGCGGCATTGAATTGGCTGAGCAAACCATCGAGCGCCAACAACTCACAACTACGTGCGCGTATGTCCTGGCCGTTGGGCCACTGGCATACAAGGACACGGGCAAATTCCCTGACGGCCCTTGGTGCAAAGAGGGGGATTGGATTATTTTTGGTCGCTACGCTGGAGCCCGGATGATGATTGAGGGTGGAGAAATACGAATCCTCAACGACGACGAGATTCTGGCGACGATCAAAAATCCCGAAGACATCCTACACATGTGAGGTAAAAAATGGCAACTGTGATGAATGATGAACAGCTTGAGTTTGATCTTGGGGGCGATGAGAAAGCCACCAATGTCACATTTGAGCCAGAAGAAACTTCAGAAGAAAAAGCGGCCGCTCAGCCTGCCGCTGTTTCTAGCGAGGCCGCTTCCCATAAGGAAGAGCTTGATGCGGTCAACGACAACGTCCAAAAACGCATCTCCAAGCTTACCGCCCGCATGCGCGAAGCCGAGCGCCGCGAGCAGGCAGCCTTGGAGTACGCAAAGGGGCTGCAGACCCAGGCTCAGCAACTGCAACAAAAGCTGGTTCAGACCGACTACAGCCGCCTCAACGAGGCCAAAGCCCGCCTCGATACTCAGCAAACTGCCCTGCGGCAGATTATCAAAAAAGCCCGTGAAGAAGGCGACATTGATACTGAGACCGAAGCACAGGAAAGGCTGTCAACTCTTGTCCAAGAGCAGCGGCAGGTGGCGTCTTGGCTGCAGGAACAGCAGCCCGATCCCCGCCAACAGCCCCAGCAGCAGCTTGTCCCCGCCCCACAGGCTGCCCCGCAGCAACCGGCCCGCAAGCCCGATCCACGGGCCGAGGAATGGGCGTCTAATAACGAGTGGTTTGGCCAGAACCGCGTGATGACCTATGCAGCCTGGGGAATCCATCAGCAACTTATTGAAGAAGAGGGGGTTGACCCCTCCTCAGACGAGTATTACACTGAACTGGACCGAAGGATTAGGGAGCAATTTCCCAAAAACTTCGCTGACGAAGGTCGTTCGTCAAACCAGTCTTCCAGACAACAGCGTTCCGCACCTGCTGTTGCACCTGCAGCCCGTAGTTCGGGAGTGAATAGTGTGCGCCGTACTGTCCGGCTATCGCCGAGTCAGGTTGCTATTGCAAAGAAACTGGGCGTTCCTCTCGAGGAATATGCCAAGTACGTGAAGGAGTAAGACCATGAGCGAAATGAAAATTGACCGTGCCAGCCGTAGTTCGGACACCCGTGCCAAAGCTGAACGCCGCAAACCCTGGTCTCCCCCGTCGCGTCTTGACACGCCTCCTGCCCCTGAAGGCTTTGAATACCGTTGGATTCGCTCCGAGGTAAATGGTTTCCAAGACAAGCAGAACGTCTACTCCAAGCTGCGCGAAGGTTATGAGCTTGTGCGCTTGCAGGATGTGCCGGAGGAATATCACCATATTCTTCCGACAATGGATGACGGCAAACACGCCGGCATTATTTCTGTTGGCGGTCTCTTGCTTGCCAAGATTCCCAAGGAAACCATCGAAGAGCGCAATGCGTATTTCCGCCGTAAGGCCCAGGAACAGTTGCTGGCAGTGGACAACGAGATGATGCGTGAGAACGCTCACTCTACAATGAGAATCCAATCTCCGGAGCGGAGTTCTCGCACAACTTTCCGCCAGCCGACTTAAAAAGGACGCTGGTACATCCCACACTTAGCAGGAGCTTCAAATGGCAAACGTCAATAAGCCTTTTGGTCTGCGTCCTTCTGGTAACCTGTCTGCTACTGGCGCTCAGAAGCAGTACGGCTATCAGATTCAGGACAATCAGGCCGGGGCGATTTACCAAGGCGATCTGGTCGTCGTATACGACGGCTACATCATCAAGTACGACGCATCCACCCACACTGCCCCCACGGGCGTGTTCAACGGTGTTCAGTACGATGACCCCACCCGTGCTAACAAGCCCACCTGGAAAAACTACTACCCCGGTAGCATCAACATTACTCAAGGCATCATCGCCTGTGAAGTGTTGGATGACCCGAGCCAGTTGTTCCTGGTCCAAGCTGATGGCGCTGTGACCCAGGCAAATATCGGCAAGAACGCTGATCCGACCGCCTCCACCACTGGCAGCACCACTTCTGGTGTTTCCAACGGCTCGCTGTCGTCGGCTTCCATCGCTAAGACCCAAGGTCTGACCTTCAAAATCGTGGGTCTGTATGAGTCTCCCGACAATGCGCTGGGTGACTATGCAGTCCTGGTCGTCAAACTCAATCAACACCAGTACGGTAGCGTCGGTGTTGCTGCTGATGGAGCTTAATCATGGCTATTACCCGTTCACAACTCGTAAAAGAGCTTGAGCCCGGCCTGAACGCTCTGTTCGGCATCGAGTACAAGCGATACGAAAACGAGCACGAAGAGATTTTCTCGATTGAGACCTCTGACCGTGCATTTGAAGAAGAGGTCATGCTGACCGGCTTTGGCTCCGCTCCGGTGAAAACCGAGGGTGCTGGCGTGGCATACGATACCGCTCTGGAATCGTTCACTGCTCGCTACACCCATGAGACCATTGCCATGGCGTTTGCGCTGACCGAAGAGGCCGTTGAGGACAACCTCTACGACCGCCTGTCGGCTCGCTACACCAAGGCTCTGGCTCGTTCGATGGCCAACACCAAGCAGGTCAAGGGCGCTTCGGTGCTGAACAACGCTTTCACTGGCGGCGCTTATGCCGGCGGCGACGGTGTTGCTCTGTGCTCCACCGCTCACCCGACCGCTTTGGGCCCTGACTTTTCCAACCGCCCGACTGTTGCTGCTGACCTGAACGAGACCTCTCTCGAGCAGGGCATCATCGACATCGCAGCGTTCACGGACGAGCGTGGCCTGAAGGTCGCTTTGACCGCCCGCAAGATGATCGTTCCGAAGGAACTGCAGTTCACCGCCGAGCGCCTGATGAAGTCGACTCTGCGTACTGCAACCGCCGATAACGACATCAACGCGATCAAGTCCATGGGCCTGATCCCCGAGGGCTACGCTGTCAACCACTTCCTGACCGACACCAACGCATGGTTCCTGATTACCGATGCGCCCAACGGTCTGAAGATGTTCCAGCGTTCGCCTATCCGCACCGCTTTCGAAGGCGACTTCGACACCGGCAACGTGCGGTACAAGGCTCGCGAGCGTTACAGCTTCGGCTGGTCCGACCCGCGTGGTATCTACGGCTCTCCTGGGGCCTAAGAAACCGAGAAAAGGGAGCCTTGTGCTCCCTTTTCTTTTGGTGTATATTGGTTTCATTCCGGGGTCCCCGGCGTTTCTGACAGTCCCGGCTGACGACATGCAGACAGAGCGCCGCCAACATACTCGCATGTGAGGAACAAATGGCAAGCACCACTTTCACTGGCCCGGTTCGTTCGCAGAACGGCTTTCAATCCATCACCAAAAGCG